TACAAATGGCAGCAACTAGAGGCCAAAAAGTAAGGTTATCGAGAGACTTAGGTATGTTCTTTGCAGAAATAGGATTTATTCCTAATCGTAAAGAATATTCTTTTATGTCAAACAGACCAAAGCATATAACTGTAAAAGAAATTGATAGAATTGCAGGCTCATGGTCAAGTGCGATAAGTATGATTCAAGGGGAACATCGGGAGCTTTGGGATATGATTCATAAACCAATTGAAGTAAAGCAGGAAAAACCTGTAGGAAAGGCTCCAAGTATAAAGATTGACCCTCCAAAAATGCCAGAGATTTCTTTGGCAAAGCCTGCGAAAGCAGAGAAGAAAGGTGAGTAGTATGGAGAAGATTTTTAATCTCACATCTACTTTCAAGTCCCACGAAGCAGACGATGGTTCTGTTGTTATACGTGGTATGGCTAGCACAAATGACGCAGATCGAGCAGGAGACATCATAGATGCTGCTGCATGGAATAAAGGCGGTCTAATGAATTTTGAGAAGAATCCTATTATTCTTTTCAATCATGACTATGATCGTCCGATTGGTCGTGCTACTGGGCTGAAAGTAACAGATAAAGGTCTTGAACTTGAGGCAAAGATTAGTAAGTCCGCACCTGCAAATGTGTGTGAACTAGTCAAAGAAGGTATCCTTGGAGCATTTTCCGTTGGTTTTCGAGTCAAGGATGCTGATTATATGAAGGAAACCGACGGATATATGATTAAGGATGCTGAGTTGTTCGAGGTTTCAGTAGTTTCTGTACCCTGCAACCAATCAGCTACCTTTTCGATAGCGAAGTCTTTTGATTCAATTAATGAATACGAAGAATTCAAAAAAACTTTCACTAATAGTGTAGATCTAGCCGGTCAGTCTCTGGCTAATGATGAAGTCAATACTTCTAGCGTAGCTAGTGATACACCGGAAAAGGCGGAAACTAAATCCGCACAAAAGGAGATACAAATGTCCGAAGAAATTAAGACTCCGGAAATCGACTTGGAAGCTTTTGCTAAGAAAGTAGCGGAGGAAACCGCCACTTCTATTGCTATGAAGCAAGCCGAGCAGAAAGCAGCTGAGAAAGCCGCCCATGAAGAAGCTGAAGCAAAAACTGCTCAAGCCCAGGAAGCCGTTCGTGTAGGTGTTGAAAGTGGCGCTGAAAAGCTCATGGCAGACATTCGCAAAGAAATGGAAGCTGAAAAAGCTCAGACTTCTGAAATTCTTGAGAAGTATAAAGCAGACCTAGCTGAAAAAGCTGAAGAGCTGGAAGCTATGCGTAACAGCAAGCGTGACTTTTCTGGTCGCGGTAAAACTGAACTGAAGTCTATGAGTGGCGATCTTTTGTCTGCTCACATTCTTGGTAAAATTACTGGTAAAGGTTTTGATACTAACTATGGTAAAGAAATTCTTGAGAAAGCTGGTGTTGACTATACCTCTACTACTGCTGCCGGTATCGATGTAATCGTTGCTCAGCAGTTCGAAGAAGAAGTTCGTCAGGCTCAGAGGATTGCTCCTCTTTTCCGCGAAATTCAGGTTGCTTCCGGTGCTACTGTACTGCCATTAGCTCCTGATTCTGGTGCTGCTTCTTGGAGCCAGGCCGGTATTACCGCTTCTGCTAACCAGCTTAGCGATGCCGGTGACAACAACTACACCGTATCTCAGGTTATCCTGCAGGCTCACCGTCTGATCTCTGGTACTTTCATTTCGAATGATACCGATGAGCAGATTGTTATTTCTGTATTGCCGATGATTACTTCTGCTCTGGCTCGCGCTCATGCGATTGCCATTGACAATGCAATCCTCCTGGGCAACAGCGGTGCTTTCGCTAACGGCCTTGTTGGTACTGCTGGTTCTGATAATGGTTCTGGCTACGCTACTGCCTCTGGCCTTACTGCTCTGGACGCCTCTGGTGCTGGTGAAGTTACTCCTGGTGACCTCCTGGCCATGCGTAAAGAAATGGGCAAATATGGTCTGGACCCCAGCCAGGTTGCTTTCGTTGTACCGACTGACGTATACTACGAACTGATTGATGCTACTGGCTTCACAGACGTAAACGAAGTTGGTAATGATCTGGCCGCCAAGCGTACTGGTGTTGTAGGCTCTGTCTACGGCTCTCCAGTAATTGCTAGTGATCAGCTTGCTTACAATCTTGATAGCGCTCTTGCTGCTACCACCACTGCAGCTCTCGCTGTTAACGTGAATAACTATGTTATTCCTCGCCTGAAAGGTGTTAGCATCGAAACTGAGTACAGTGTTAAAGATCAGCAGAACGTAATCGTTGCTTCTCAGTCTCTGGGCTTCAACGAGTTGTTTGCTAACGCGGGCTCCAACAAACCTTCTATCCGCTGGGTATACCAGTAATATAGAATGAAACTGCTGGGGGAGGAAACTCCCCCAGAGTTTTTACTACTTAACTTATGACTAATTTAATCACTCTACAAGAATATAAAGATGCAGAAGGTATCAGTACTCCTAAAGAGGACTTGAAACTTTCTACTATAATTACGTCTGTAAGTCAATTAGTAAAAACTTATTGCGGTAATTCAATAATTGACTACTATACAACCGAAAAAACAGAATTTATAAATGTAAACTGGAATACACATATTGTTCAGTTAACAGAAAGCCCTGTAAACTCAATCACTTCCGTAGAAGAAAGAACTTCTTATAATAATAGCTACGTCGAGCTAACAACAAATAATTATGAATATTATTTGGATAGTGCTACCGATAGCTTACTAAGAACACATGGCGGTAATGGCTATTTAAACTGGGCGCACGGTCCAGCTGCTGTAAAAGTCGTATATACTGCAGGATACGCTTCTACGCCTGAAGATTTGAAACTTGCAGTATTAGATTTAATTACTTATTACTTTAAGGACGAGCACAAACAGCGTCAGACTCTCGGTGGGGCAACAAGACAGAATCCAGGTACTAGCCTGAGAAATACTGCAGCTTTCCCCGATCATATTACACGAGTTCTTGACTTATATAAAAACATCTAATGAGTAATAAAGCATTAGATGAGATAGCAGATGATATAATAAACTCATGGAAAGTTACTGGCCCAAAGAAAGCTGGAGATGATGCTCAAGCTAGAAAAGATGTACTAAGGCTTCAAATTCAAGTCTTAGTAGTAAAAAAAGAAATTTTTGAAAGTATATTAAGCAATACTTTTCCAGAATTAACAAATAATAAAACAGTATTAGATAAGTTATGGAATAGTTATAAAGTTGCTTTAGAGCAGGTAGAACAAGCCCAATATAGTAGCGCTAGTTCAAAACTAGGTAAAGTAGTTAAGATATCTAACAATACTAGTCTTCCCCAAGCGCAGCAGGAAGCTATAGATAAGTTAAGGTCTGCGGAAGCACTTAGAGATAATTTTAACACAAAAGCAAATCAATATGCAATACTTATTTCTACATTTGACCAAACAAAGCAAATTAACGCAAACCTTAAAGCTTTAGTAGCAAAAGAACTTGGCAAAAATGAGAACGACCCCTCCATAGGAAAGTTAGGCGGTATAGGTGCTGCAGATAAAGAAGGGAAAAAATTTGGAGGTCAGTGGGGACATGCAGACTCTAGTACTGGCGGAGTTGCCGCCTCAAGCATAAGACTTTTAAATATAGAAGCTACTTTAGACAGCCTTTCTTCGGGCAAGAATATTAAAGAAATAACAGAATTAAAAAATATAATAAATACTTATAGGAGAAACCTGCAATTAGCTGTAAAGCATGCTCAAGTACTAGATACAAGTGGTAAGTTAAAAAAAGGTTATATAGTTGTTGTTACTTTGCAAGAAGCTTGGATTAACCAACAACAAAAAAGTCTTGAGCAAGCCATGATAACTGCTGTAGAAGATCAACTAAAAAATATAGAAAACCGCAGAGGGTCACTTACACTAATAGAGGCACTATCTTCAGTAACATTAGAAAACCTGGCGTCTACTAAAAGAAAAAATAAAAAAGTTTCAGGAAGGCACAAGAAAAGAGAAAATAGCAAGGGTAAGGGAAAAGGTAGGGATAGTTCTACTAATAAAGTAGTAACTAAAGTTTCGACTTCAGGAGGCATTACTTCAGCAGCTCTTAAAGGGGCAAGA